AGATGTTAATCGTCTAGTTACTGAGCAGTTAAAGAAGATGGTTAAAAAAGGTCGTCTTGAAAAAGAATTCGTCATGTTTGAAGATGAATCACAATATCAAGCCTACTTAAAAGAAGATGGCTCACAAATCGGTAATCCAGCTGGTTATGGTGGCGGTTACAATGTCGGTGGTCGCACAGCCTACGATCCTGTATTCCACAAAATGCGTTTGATGAATCCACTCCGTGGAGTTTCACGCAATGTAACTACTGATGGTTCTGTTTATCAATTCCGTGCCAAAACAGGAAACGCTGGTGCTCAATGGGGTTATGCAATCCAAAACAAAGGTGCTCCAACTACTGAAAACACAAATATTTGGCAATTAGTTTTGCAAGATATTAATGTCCAGTTCCCAATCCGTACTGCGGCTCTTGATGATATCGATGGCTTAGAGTCCAATGTTGTGGATGATATGCTTTTGGAATTCAGTCAGCAAGAAGGTATTGCTATGATCCAAAATAACGACCAAGCAAGTCCAACTGATAATCCTACTGGCGGTTCTAATGGTATTCGTGGTTTGAATCAATACGCTAATGGTAAATCTGGCTATGCTGGTGGCTCTACTTCTACTGCCGCTTTTGGCTCTAGTGGAACAGCATCTACCGATGGTTTAGCTACTATTGCTACTTATGACCAGCTTACAACCAATGCAAATACAGTTAATGCTAATAACACCACATTTGATGATGTAATTACATTCTTGCATAGCTTGCCACAAGAATACTGGACTCCAGATGCTAAGGTTATTATTAACCCATTCATGCTTGCACAGATTCGTGGCTTAAAAGATTCTAATGGCACTCCAATTTTTGATCGTATGACTCCATTGATTACTGATGGTATTGTTGGTCAAATTGCTGGCTTTGATGTTGTAGTTAATAAGTATCTTGATACTCCTTATCAATCAACAACTGGCGATGCTGGAACAACTAGCTTGTATCCTATGTATTTCGGTCAATGGTCACGCTTCCACACAATCGTGGATCGTTTGAACATGGTATTGCGTAGATATGATCAAACCCTCCCAGGTTTCATAACTTTCTTCGGAGAAAAACGGTTGGCAACTTCCGTGGTTGACCCTTTCTCAGCTATTCGTTATCGTTCTACTGGTACTGCAACCTAAAGAGATGGGGGAGGGAAACTTCCCCCTCTTTTAATTTTTTTACTTGGAAATAAAATGGCTAATCTAATTCTTGAAGCAGTCCAAAAAGCCCTTAAAAAAGGTGAGGCTACAGTAAACCTTAAAGAAGCATCACAACTTACTGGCTCTGGTTCTGGAGTTGGTGGTCAAACAATTTATGATGATGCGTTTGCTTCGCTTCGTCAAAACAACCCTATTCGTAATGCTGGCGCTAGAGTAATTGAAACTATTGGCTCTGATGAGGCATTTGTAGTAAAAACTGGAAATATTACTAACCTACAACAAGGCGGAACATTTAATCCTTGGGGTTATCCAATCAATAGCAATAATGCGAATGCCGCTACTGGTATCGCTACCACTTATTGGCAGTTGCCAGTTCGTTCTGTTAATGCCGTAGTGCCAATCCGTACTGCGGTAATGAGCGATATTAACAATATTGATCCAGCGATTGTTGGAGATATTGCTTTGGAATTTGCTCAACAAGAGTCACTTTCCATGATGTTGAATAATGACCAATCAGGTTCAACGACTTATAACTATGGCGCAACACAAGGTTTGCGTGGTTTAAATAGTTATTCTGGTTCTACTTCTGCCGCTTCATTTGGCACAAATGGTTCTGCAATCACTAATGGTCGTCATACAGTTCTTGAAGTAACGCAGGCATCTCCTACAGCTATTTCTTATAACGATATTGGTAATTTGGCTTCTGCGCTTCCTCCTCAATATTGGGTTGATCCATCAACTGCTTGGATGATGCACCCATCCACTATTAAACAAATCCGTGAATTGACTGGTGGCTCTACTGGTTTGCCAGTATTCCTAGAGGTTGGTAACCCAATGGGAGGTTCTGTAACCAGCATCTTTGGTTTCCCAGTTATCGTCAATCCGTATATGGATGTAGCAGGCTCTGGCAATCATCCTATTTATTTAGCGGCTTGGAGTCAATTTGTGACTATTGCTGATAATGAAATGATGAGCATTCAGGCTCTTGAGCAAGCACAGCCTGGATTCATTACTCTTTTCTGTGAAAAGCGTGTTGTTTCCACTATTCGTGATGTTTTTGCTGGCGTTAGATTGGTAGGCTAATATGCCATTAGACAGTTTAACTAATGGTCCTTATCTTGGGACTACTAGGAATCCGTTTAGCTACGAAAAAATTGAGCAAGTCAGCCGTGATCTTCAAACAGAATGGCTTACACTTGATGAAATTACTCAACAGTTAAACTTATTCCAAGATGAGAGTCAAGATTCATACCTTCAAAGCCTTGAATTAGCGACTAGGTTCGCTATTGAGGACTATTTGGGTATGTCTATATTTCCCATTACTTGGAAGGTCTACTATGGGGCTACAAATGGCATGACAGGCACACAATCTGCCTTCGATTTGCCTGAAGTAAGCCAAGCCAATCAAAATACTGCTGGAGTTGTTATCAATTCCGTGTCGTATTATTCTGGCGGTAATCCACCAGTATTAACTGTATTAGATCCAACCCTTTATTTTTATGACCCTACTGGTAATAAAGTCCTTGTCAGCAGTATCCCTAATGATATTAGTGAATGGATGACTAATCCTGTAGTAATTCAATACACCACTAATGCTAGTCCTTTGGCTCAATACCCTGTAATTCGTCAAGCTGGACTATTGTTATTAACTCACTTATACAATAATCGTAGCAATAGTTTTCAAGGGGCATTGAATAATATTCCTTTTGGAGTCGATCAACTTCTTAGAGCTTATAAACCTTTGGTGATGTAATGACAATCGCACGGTATGAGAACTTTACGATTAATAATTTAACCTTTGGAACAGACTCCTTTGGTGATTACACTACAACTATTACTAAATGGTTTGATACTAGAGGTCGTGTAAAAGATGTTCGTAATGGTGTCCAAATTACCAAAGATGAGCGTATTTATACTGATTTAACTACCTTCACGGTTAATTACACTCCTAATACTAGGCGAATTGTGGATTATCAAAATCTTTATAGTATTACATGGAGAGGTAATGATTGGAGAATTACTGATTGTTTAGAAACCAATGATCGTATGAATGTTATCTTTATGTGTTACAGAAATGATCCTACAACACCAGTATGACAACGCAAAACAATCCAGCTATATATGCACAAGCTACACAATATCAACTGCAAAGTATTGTGGGGGGTTCAATACCAGTTTATGAAGATTTCAATAGAAATTGGGCTAATGAGCCTATGTTTTTAACTTGGATACTTAGGAATATCCATCAGCCTGTTTATACTGGTTCAAATAAATCGGTAAAAGGCATTGATAGACCAGTTATTCAGATTAATGTTTTTACGGCTAAATCAAGCGATGCTTGGAATATAACCAACACTATATTACAATCTCTTCATGGTTACAGTGGATTGTATGGTGGACCTACTTATGGCTTCCAAATATCAAAAGCCGATGTAGATGTGCTTTACAAGACTTATGATAATACGGTAGGATTGCAACATGTAATTATGGATTGCACCTTAGACATTCCAGCTTAATAAGATAGAATTAACTTAACTTCAATTAAAGGAATTAAAAAATGGCTCTCCCTAATCAAATCCTTCCTGGCTTTTCGGCATCGTTATGGTGTCAAACTGGATCTTCGCCAACTGCTTTAACACTTGCACAGCTTTCTACATGGACTGCTGAAGTGGCTGATATTGTTGGCACAGTAGCTAATGGTGCTGGAACTTCTGGTGAACAGTTAAATGTAGAAGCAATCCCTAAGTTTGGTCAAGATGATGCTTCTGCTTCTTTCATGGTTGCTGGTAGCCGTCAATCAGATCAAATCCCTACACAAAGCAAACCTACTTCAATGACTATTGTAGCTCCGTGGAACCCTAGCGATGCTGGTTTATTGTTAATGCGTGCCGATGCGTATAGCGGAATTATTGATCGCACTTATGTTGT